TGAGATAGATGGAGAACCGACAGAAGTCAAAGACCATTATTTAAAGGGTGTGTGTTATACAGCAGGAAAATTCAATAACCCTGTAAGGCACATGGTAGAGCCACATAAAGGAAATAGAACGGTTTTACTCATGTTCTTTGCAACCAAACCAGTGTCGCAAGACCAACTGAAAGGAATATAATCATGGCAGAAGTAAATGTAACAGGTACAACAACTTTAAACGTAACACCAGAATCCGAGCAGATTACCATTGGTAATAGTAGCGTGGAAGCAAGTGAACAGGTAGCACCAGCAGGATCAGGTAGCTATCACGAAATTTCGATTCCTGATGAACTCTTTCAAGAGCAATCAACCCAGGAGTCCGATACAGAACAGGCTGTGACCACAGAGTCAAAAGAACCAGCCGAAACACAAGAAGCTGAACAAGAAGTATCAGACAGTGAACCAGAGCAAACCGAAGCGGTTAGTGAACCAACAGATGAAGATGACAAATACGTTTACGAAACAGAAGATGGCTCCAGGTATACATTGGATGATGTAGAAACATGGCGTAAAGATTCGCTTAACAGGCATGACTGGTCTAAATCCAATACGGAAAAAGCCCAGCAGTTGGCAGATCAAAGAAGAGCAGTAGAGCCATTAGTTCAGCTTATAGAAAAGATCAAGGAAAATGGAGATTTCACCGAAACATTGCGAGAAGCAATCGAGGATGAAATAGGAAAAGAAGCAGGGCAACTCTTTCAAGACTCCCTATCAATGGAAAATACAGAACTCCCGAATCCTTATCAGGACCAACTGCTCGAAGCAGAGGAACGATTGGCTACGATTGAAGCAGAGCGAGAACTGGATAACAGTTTAATACAACTACAAAACACCTTTTCATTGACGAGTGAACAGGCAGATGATGTGTTGGCCTTTGCAATCAAAGTACATGAGGACACAGATCGGTTACTTACCCTGGAAGAAGCATACAAAGTGATGAATTTCGACAAGGTAAAAGCTGAACCTGTAGCTGAAAAACCAAAGCCAAATGTTCCTGTAAACATAACAAAAAATGCTGGTGTCAAAGAGTCTGCAAGTAAGCCGAAAACTTACGCAGATATTGATGTCGCATCATTTTTCAATCAATAACCGTAATAAGGAGTTAGAATATGTCTAACATAGCAGTTTCTGGAACAGGAAACGCATCATTAAGTGCCCTTATTCAGCAGTATTATATGCCTGTTTTGTATGATAACATCTTTAAGAAGTCTCATCCATTACTTGCTATAATGAAGCAGAAGGCACAAACATTCAATGGTCGTGAGATCGTTGTACCTATAGAATATCAAGCTGGTGGTGCTACCGTATTTGGTGATAAACACGCCATCGGCAGTGCATACACACCAGCATTGGCTGATATTGCACAAACAGCATCGTATAAACCAACAATGCTAACAGGTCATTTCCTCTTAACTAAAGAAGAAACCTTGTTAATGAATAGCCCACAAGCTATTAAAAACATTGTAGGTGCAAAAGTGCAGAACCTTCAAAAGCAGTTAGAGAAAGCAGTTGCTGAAAATCTGTTTACAACTTCTTTGGCTACAGATGCTTTTAATCCATTAGGTGTTTTATTAGGAAGTGGTAATGGAACTGTAGGAGGAATTACTGTTGCATTGTCTCCTGCATCTAACACATTCTGGCAAACACCTGTATTGTTAGCATCTGATTTTGCAGATAGTACAGATACAACTTCCCCTGCTGATGGTGCTGGTGATGTAATCAATGAAGGCGATATGCAAGATCCGAGTAAAGATACTTACATTTTAAGAATCCTTTCTCGTGGTATTGCAAAAGCAAAAGCACAAACAGGTGAAAATCCAGATCTTATTGTAATGTCGCAGTATCACTACGATTTATTAGAATCTGAATTAGGCGAGTTTAAGCGTGGAAATTTAGAGTCGGATCGTATGGCTAAAATGGGCTTTGTTGGAATGTCTTACAGAGGTATTGACATTGTAGCTGACCAGGATATTGTTACAGCACAATCTGGAAACAATGATGGAAGAATCTACTTTTTGAACACAAACTACTTGTATATGTTCTTTAATTCTGGTGCAAAGTTTACTGCATCTGATATGGTTGAAGATCCAAGAAGTAACACATTTGTGCAGAAGGTGCATACCTATGGTAACATGGTAGTAACCAACAGAAAAGCACATTGTGTCGTTACAGAGTTGTATTCACCACAAACCTACGCATAAGTAACACAATAAACGAAACATCCCCCCTTTTATAGGGGGGGAGTTTCGATCTGGAGAAACATATGACTACAAACGATATGCTAACAATATTAGGAGACAGGATGGAAGATTCTGCTGGGGATCTTTTTTCCGATACAGTCAAGTTACGATATTTAAATCGTGCCCAGGATAGGCTGATACAGTCCTTAAATAGGCATTTACTAACCGATCTTCATGTTTTGGTTACTGGTATATCTATGCGTACCGATAACGATGTAGATACCTATTTTAAAAGTTATTTTATTCCAACCCAGGCACAAGACTTGGCTTCGGATCCATTTGGTGGACCACTGGGAATCCTGGGAGTACGCATTGCAAACAGTGAATTTATACGCAAAGTATCCTTTGAGATCGTCAAAGACTTTTCTACAGGCTATGTATCGTTTAGTTCTACAGAGCCCGTATACTTTATTTTTAAAAATAGAATTTATATTTACAACAATTCTGCTAATGTAGACTGTTATTACATCAAAACACCAACAGCATTAGCAGGAGGAAACACCAGCGACCTAAACGCTATCTTTCACGATGCAATATTAGAGTTTGCAGAAGCAGAATTATGGCGATTATCTGATAAACCTGACCGAATGAACACTGCAATGAATCGAGGATTCGAGTTTGTAGCCAGATACAACCAAAATCCAGCTACAAATGTGGTCGGAGAAGGGTTGCCATTTGACTACAGCAGTAGCAATGCCCTGGTTGATCCCGTATATCCTAATTATCCTGTGAGTTAATGGCAAAATACATCGATATAAAAGACTTTGAGGGTGCATTAACCAATGCCGACCTGGAAGATTTACCAGAAAACGTTGCCCAGGAGATTAAGAACCTAAAAATACAAGCAGGGAAGCTGGAGAAAACATTTGGTGCAGGAACACCATCAGGAATCCCTACAATAGGTCTATCCTTTGTAAATACCAAGTTAGGGACCACTTACACTGTCTACAATATTTACACCTTTATAAGCGAATATTTTACAGGTAACAGCAACGATGCAGGGGATGGTTATAGATACCTATTGGTAACTATTGGAGGAGATAATAAAGTAAAACTATGGTGGTATGATCCATCTTTGCCTGATGTAAACGACCATTTGCAAATAGAAAATGATGTAGTATGGTTTCAAACAGCAGGTGCACATGGAATTGTAGAAGATGATTTTGTATTGGTCCAAGATTGCAAAGACAATGCTTCGCCACAAGCAAGTATTTCGGGTGCAGGGGTGTATGAACAAGCAGATCACATCCCAAGTACAGCAAAAGTAGGAGTCAATACTGACAATGCAAGAACCTGGGGAGGTAAAAACTTTTTTGATACTGCTTTGGCAACAGGTGCATCCAATAAAAACTGGGGTGGAAAACATTCTACTCATGTATTGGTAAGTGATACAGTCGGATATGGTGGCACACCATGGCCATCTGTACAAAAAATAGCTATTGCTCCAATGTCCTCATCAGTCGGAAGAGTATTATCTATAGCAAATAATGGCACAGAATTAGCATTTTGTGCAACAGGTTCAACATATGCCAACTTAAATACAGCTAATTACAACTCTTATAAATCAAAATCTAATTTTGCAGTTTGTGGTTTAATATCTTTTAACGAAGCAATATATATTCACTATTCTTTTACTGATAGTGGATCTCAAAATAAATTAGTGAAATACACCTGTACTTCTGGGGGGTCAGTTCTGGAAGGAACGCCAGTAGATATAAGCACATCAGGTCTTTGTGTGACATCTTTTATGACAGTTGCAAATAATCATTTATACATTCTTGCAAAAAATCTTGGTTTATTTAAAGTAACAACATCCGATAATGTTACATCTATGTCTATCTCGGGAATCACAATAGGAGATGCTACTGGACTAACAAGCATTGTGCAAACCAATAGGTTAACAGCAAACGGATCTGTAAATTTAACGGATGTGAACCATGAATATTTAGTGGTTGTAACAACAAACAGCACTTTAACAACCAATGTGTATACATTAGATATTTTATCTTCAGAAACAAGTTTTACTGCTTTTGCTTCACCTATATCTACTGCTGATGTTCAAAATGTTACTAAAATGGATTTTGGCGAAAATACAAATAGATCAGAGTCGATTGTTTTGTATTACATTGGTGCAAGTAATAGAAGATATATACAATATTCTTCGCACACAGATTCAACAATTATATCCTCTTTAACAAATAATGTAGACAGTAGTACCTTCCCAATTACATTAGATATTACGTTTATTGACAATGCTATGAATGTACCATCAGGAGAAAAATATCTTATTGTAGGTACAGATAATATTGATACGGGCACTGCCACCAGTGGGAAATTATATAGAGTAAATAGCAATAAAAATTCAGAACTAATGATTGATCCTGGAACTACAACGGGAAAAACAAACTGGAGCCCTTCTTGTTTTGCTGATTGTGCAACACCACAAAACTTTTTTACTTATGCAAAAGCATGGATTGGTGTGTATGGAACGGAAGCAGAAGCCGATGATGGCTCCGACAGTGCAGATGTATATAAAATGTCGGATATTGGTTGGTTTAACAACTCTTGGAACGGATCAGGAGATTGTGAGTATCGTTGGATTGATATAATGGATTCTTATAGTATAGCAGAAATCGACACCAGCAATGTTTCATCGGTCCCTGACATATATCATAAAGCAGAACGCAACCCGATTGTACCCAGTGGAGACAACATACGTTTTATACCAGGAGCAGTTGGTAAAATATCAAATACAGAAGCAAAAGGAATCTGGTTAGGTTACATCAATCGTAGCTTATTTAATGGTTTAGTATCAGCAGATCCTAACTGGTTTATCTATGCAAACAAGTTAAACAATCCGTTTAGGTTTACCAGTACAAGACAATACAATACAGGAGATACATTACGACCAGGTAGCACAGTAAAGTATAATTTAACTGCTGTATATGATGGATTACAGGAATCATTATTTGATAAAGATAAAGAAATTGTTTTATCAGATTCTAATGTAAATAAAAAAATTATTGAGTTAAGTATTGAGTTTGATGCAAGTGCTTTAAATAAGCGTATTACAGGCGTAAATATTTACAGAGCAACCGAGTTTTCTAACACAACCAGCTTTGATGGCTATAGTAATTATCAGTTGATTGGACACATGACTTTTGTAGACTCACAGACATCGTTACCTACAGTAACATCGGATGTAATTACAAGGCTTCATGCGTGGGGTAATCATGTAATATTTATAAAAGATACTGACGATCTTACCAGTTTTGACGGGGAAACATTAGGAAGAAATCCATACGCATTAGATGTGGATGGTGGATTTGATGGTATAGATGAAATGCTTACCTGGAGAGGTGCTACATCGTCATCTACACAAAACAGAGCAGATGCTTTTCTTGTTTTTCATTCACTTTTAGCAAGACAAATGAATGTTCAGCAAACTTGCATCGTTTTATCAAGCCTTACAACAGATAACACGATAGCAAATGCAGATAAAATACAAATTGAGGATGAGTCTATAACAATAGATGATACATCTATATCATCCTCTGAATTTGCAACCGTAAAAACAGGTGTTGGGGTTACAACTTCTGTATACCAAACATCTGGCTCTGAAGTAGGCGTAACTTATCCTGCCTGGAGACTACAAACGATTACAGATACATCTGTAAGTCCATCTACTGCATTGGATGCAACACCTTTTATTGTACAAGGAGATGTATTACGAACTTCTGCTACCAGTGCAACTACAGAAACCTTAACAGTACAAAAGGTTACTACATCGTATATATTTGCTTCTTCAAATGCTACATCAATGGGAAGCCCTGCACAAACAACGTATACAGCAGATTATAATTTGTGTTTTGTGAGCGTAGCATCAGGAGCATTATGTGCTGTTTCGAGGGGTCAAGCACCTATTACAAACCCAAGCCCTGCTGACAATACTACAGCAGTAAGCCACAATGTAAATACACCAGTAAGTGTTAGAGCAGAAAGTTTACCACGATCTTTTTCCCAGGCACGATTGGATAGCAATGCTGATGTAGGAGATAATTATTTAGACAATGGAACGATGGCTGGAAGCGATTGGAAAATAAGAGAAAAAAAATTAACAGGTGGATATGAAGATACATCTCAAACTTCCTCATCAGGTGGTGCGTATGGTGGCCCCAGTGTTGCATTTTTGTATTTTTATACACCTGATGACATTACAGGAACATTAGGAACTGACACAACAGGAAACACATTAACAGCAAGTTCATTAGCAGGATCTGTATTAATTACAAACTACACTAATGAGCAAGTAGATCAAGTAGATGGTGCTGGAAACGAATCTACTACATCAGATCAAAAAGCATTTCTTATTGAAAATAATAGTGCCTACGAACCCACATTAGGTGGTTGTTGGGTAAAGCTAAATAAAGGCCATAGGTCTACTGCACAAAGAGAATCAGGAAAAGTATTTGAGAATGTACGATTGTTAAGTGGGTTCAAACGTACCAATGCCCAGGGTGCAACTACACCAGGAATGGCATTTGAGACAGTATCAGGAACCACAGTACGAATTGTATGCCAGGATTTTAGATTAGAAGATTTAGGAGAAACCGATATACAAACAGTGTATTCCAATAGGGTCAATGCACAATATGCTGTAAAACTAAAAGGAAGATTATTTTTAGGTAATCTGGTGCTAAACCCAGACGATAAACAGGAAGAACATCACGACTGGATAGCATACAGTGAGTTGCATCAATACGACAATAGACCCGTATCCAATGTTATTGCATTAGATGACAGGGAAGGTGGCGAAGTAACAGGGTTGGCTGTGTTATTTGGCCGATTAGTTATTTTTAAGCCACAAGCAATTTTTATTATGAATGTACCTAATCCAGCAAACCCAGAAAGCTGGTCGGTGGTAGAAAGCAAACACAGCATAGGAAACATAGCATCAGAAGGTGTTGTAGAGATACATGACCATGTTTATTTTGTTTTCCATGATGGTATTTATGCAGTAACACCGAATATGGTTGCCAGTAGCACAGCAACGCCAAGTGTTATGGAAAAAATAACATTACCGATTGAAGATCAATTTTTACTCGCTACAAGCAAGAAAGATATAAAAGGCGTATATGACCAAGACCATAGCGAAGTTCTCTACACCTGGACCACAGGAAGCCCTGCTACGCAAGTTGTGTGGGCATATCATGTGGTGTTAAAGACCTGGAGAAAAGTAGAAACAACAACGAATCTGGATATTTTGGCATATGGAGAAAACAGCTATCCGATAGCCTGGGATAATACCGATTCGGATATAAAGAAATTTGATGTAGATGAAGCAGTAGGCGTGGCTTGGAAAAGTAAAACATTTCGTATGGATTTAGATAAAAAACGATTGATTCGTTATGGAATGATACAGTTTACAGGCACAGATACCCTGACAGTAAACCTATACCTGGATGGATCTGGCTCTGCATCTTTTACCAAAACAATTACAGCCGATGGTGGCGTAAACAGGTTTCCTATTAAACGATATGGAAAGAAATTTGAAATAGAACTAACCACTCCATCGAGTACAAATCCATTCTCGGT